TTATGAAGAAACAGCAAACAATTACAAGTTCGTATCTCCAAATATGCGCCCACTTGATTTCATAAACGCCATCACAAAAAGAAGTCTATCTGCAAAGTATAATTTTGCTCCTACATTTGTATTTTATGAGACATGTAAAGGATTTTTCTTTAGATCAATAGATAGTATGATGGACAGAAAGAATGTCAGGGCAGTATTTTTAGAAGATACGCCTAACTTAGAAGATACTGATGTTTCAAGAATGATGATGAGTATGATTGACTATAACATTGTCAGTTCTACTAATGTAATGGCAAACATGCGAAAGGGTATGTATGCATCTAACCTTCTAATGATTGATTTAGTTAATAAGACTGTAGAAAACTTTAACTATAACTACTTTGATAGCTTTGAAGAGGGTGAAAAGGAAGATGTGCATATTGACGAACATGCTTCATCATATGTCTCTGATTCCAAACCATTGGCATCTGAATGTAAGGATGACTTTGGTAATTTTCTAGTAGACTATGACCAATCTGCAACGTATATGCAAGCAGTTGACAGAGACCAACCTGGCGGGTTGTATTCAGTACGACATACAGGTACATTTGATTATACAGGTACAGACAGTTGGTTACAAAGACGTAAGGGTAGATTTGCAGCGATGGATGCTGCAATCACATTAAATATCACAGTGCATGGGCAGACTTCGTTCTCTGCTGGTGACTTGATTGGTATTAACATGAAAAACAAAAATGCCCAAGTTGCCGACCAAGGTTCAGGCGACCCATATTACAGTGGTAGGTATCTCATCACCAAACTTAGACATAAGTTTACTCAGGGTGATGGACAGTCTAAACATACCTGTCACATGCAAGTTGTTCGTGATACGGTTACACAAGCGTATCCAGCAAACGGTGTATCTGTCTTTGACGGTGGAACACCAGTAGATCAATTAATTCCATTGGGTGAGGAAGATCCGAACCCATCATTATACTAAGGAGGGCCAATTTACAACTCATTTCGTTATGATTAACATTAACCAAAAGAACGAGGTAACATATGACCACCAAACTCAAAAACAGACTTAATAAGATGAAATTTCAAAAAAGACTGAACCGTAGGGTTGAAATTGAGGACACAGGGGATGATAAATACTATGAGGAAATATACTCAAACAAGATTCGAGAGTTGTTAGGACAAAAAAATGAAGACATTTCAAGACATGCAAGAGGGAGTTTACGACCCCAACATATTTAAAGCGATATTCCTAGCTGGTGGCCCAGGCAGTGGTAAGTCATACGTTGTTCGTAAGACAACTGGTGGATTAGGTATGAAAATCGTAAATAGTGACGATATCTATGAGAAGATGTTGAAGGATGCTGGACTAGAACCAACACCAGAAGACATCTTCTCAGATAAAGGACAGGAGATTCGTGTACGAGCAAAGAAAACCACAAAAGTAAAACAAGGTGGGTTTTTAAACGGTAGACTAGGTGTCATCATTGATGGTACTGGTAAAGACTACGATAAGATTGCTAAACAAGTACAGTCTTTCAAAGGACTTGGATATGAGTGCTCTATGATTTTCGTAAACACTTCATTAGATACTGCACAAGAACGCAATCAGATGCGTCAGCGTACTCTGCCTGAGAAACAGGTTGCACAGATGTGGAATGAAGTACAAAGAAATATAGGGAAATTCCAATCACTATTTGGTTCTAGTGCCTTTATCATTGTGGACAATAATGATGCTGGTGAAGACGTATTCGCCAAGGTATGGAAACGAATAATGAAGCTGGTTAAGAAAAAGGTGTCAAATACCATTGCAAAACGATGGATTGCACAAGAATTAGAGAAGAAAAAACGATAAATTTCTAATTATTTTTAAAAAAACTTTTAAGTCCTTGTTTTGCAAGGACTTTTTTTTGTACTTTTTTTCAAAAAAGACTTGACATTTGTTATCATAACAGGTATACTATATGTATAGTTAATAATAAAGAGAGAGAAAAATATGTTCAGAATTCCTAATTTTTACCAAGAAGAAGTAGAATTTTCACAAGCGTGGGAAACTATGTCACGACATGGTCGTGGTGATTGTCTTGAAGGTATGAAGTCAATGGACAGGATTTGGGCAGAACATTGCGCCACTCCTGATGCCGATGATGGTGATTTCTTTAGTAACTGGTGTTATGAAGTGAATGCATATAATGTTGTTTACGAGGGTATGGGACAATTATTCGGAGAGGCTGCTTAATGGTAAAATCAATCACAATGTCAGAATTGACACAATTGCAGAAAGACTATGAGTCTGCTGTAAAGAAAAAACAGGGTTGGATTATTCAAGCGATGGATATCGTATTTGATAAACTCGACCAAGGTAAAATCTTAATAAGAGAGGAAAAATAATGAAAGAATTATTGATAATAATGGCCCTGATGGGTGCGAGTGAGGAAGAAGCGAAACAGAAAGTTGTACAGTCGCAAATTCCTTCAACAATAACAAGTGAACATGTAGATGTGGATACAACATTTATTCATACAAGACCAATGCAATGTTGGACTACAAATGTCTATCACAGCAACGGTTCAGTAACACCAAAGGTACAATGCCAATGACAGTATATTTAGATATGGATGGAGTCCTTGCAGACTTCTTTAAGGGTTTGGAACAGTTTTACAATGTTAGACATTGGAAACAAATCCAAGATAAAGAGAAATCAATCCAAGCGCTTGCTGGAACTGATTTCTTTAACACACTAGATGTTTTTGAAACATCTCAGGAACTAGTTAACTTTGCTAAAGCAACTGGTGATTGGGGTATTTGTTCTTCACCTCTCAGGGGTGACAGGGACAACTCTGCATACTGGAAAAGAGTATGGTTGACAGAGAAACAGTTCTTGCCTGAGGTGGATAAGTTGATATTCACAGGACAGAAAGAGAACTTTGCTGTCGATAAGATTGACGGTAAACCTAACATCCTAGTGGATGATAAACCATCTAACATCAAGAGATGGAATGAAGCTGGTGGTATCGGTATCAGATATCAAGCCAACGAAGATGACTTAGTAGAGTATTTGTTTGAAGAAATTACACATGCTCTTTGCTAAGTACAAAAGTTGGGATCCAATCATGGAAGCTCATGGATATGAGTTGGGATTGACGATACACGATGACGGTGACTGCATCAAGTGGGATTGGGAGATATACAAGTATGTCGAAGACCAAACCCACGAGGGCAGTTCTACCGTTGACCAGATGTATGAATTTGTAGGGACTTTGGATGTTTCCCCTTATAACAGAAACACCACAGAAATACGTGCTTTATTCGAAAAAAATATGAAAAAACTTGCAAAAAAGACTTGACATTTGTTCTCATAACAGGTATAATGTATATGTAAGATTGAGAAAGAAGGTGTGATTATGGAATTAAAAGAGTTTATGAATTGGGTTTGGGAACAAAAAACTGTCAATGGACAGGTTGTTCTTAACAAGCGTGTTTGTTACGGCGCTGAACCCGACATCGAATTCACTGTTCAAACTGAAGGTGGAGAGGTTGCTTTTGTGAGTGCAAAAGAGATGTTCTGGAATCAAATGGCAGAGATTGCTAATATGCAGTGTGCCGCTGAAAATGGAGTGAAATTGATATGAAATATGTAGGTTATGTGATTGGATTTTTGGGGTTTTTCATTATGCTTGGTACTGCTGGTGCTGATTGTGATGGAAAATGTATGGAAAACTCCTTGACAATGATGGAGATAATAGAGTATACTATGCTTGGAATGTCTATGATGGTTATGGGAATTTATTTGGGAGTAAAATATGACTAATATTCTTAGTTTTGATGCAGATGATTCTGTGAATGTAAACGGTACGTCTTTACAGGGTACTATAAAAGCAACTTATCTTGAGTTGTGCGAGGTGTTTGGTAAACCTACCTACACTGACGCCGACCCTTATGAGAAGGTTAACGCTGAATGGGCGGTTCAAGCAAGAACGCTTAGTTCGTGGGCTGATGATGAAGAGGATGCAGAGAGTTCTGTGTTCACCATATATAATTGGAAGATGGGATATATCCCTACTGAGGAATATGACTGGCATATTGGTGGAAACAACTATGAGGCGGTGGAAATTGCAGAAACAATACTCACAAATGGATTATCTTAGACTAATGAGTAACGCCGATGAGGCGTATTCAAGATGCGTTGACTCTGGCTCTGTTTGGGGCCAGAACTATTGGAAGGGAGTTTATCTTGCGTTATCAAGAAAATCAAAACAAACTATCCATTAGTGAGTTAGCGGAACAATTTGGTGAATCCATAGATAATGTTTCTATGGAGGCTTTGATGGAGGCAATATATAATGAGCGGCATGCACCTAATGCCCGTCTACTACAACAATCTGAACAGCAGACGGAAGAAGAAAAAAAAGATTAACCCAGAAAAGTATACAGTTGCTTGGCGTGAACACAACAAGTTTCTGAAGTCTATACGGTGTCCAGTATACACACTAGATGAGTATATTGATTATGTACAGGGTAAGTCTAAGAAACCTACAGGGGGAAAGTGTTACGGTAGCACGACAGTCTCCAAAACTGTAAGTCGGGGTTCGACTCCCTGTCCCTCTGCCAATATTCCCTCTGTAGGGAATGGTATTGGTAATGCCTTAAAGAAGGAACGTCCAACATATAATGGCAGTGTTGTCATTGGACAGGCATATAACAAGGGTGGACTACAAGTGTTGTCTACTCAAGAAGCAAATGACCCAGATACGGGCAAAAGGAGATAATGAATGGCTTTTGAAGTTTTTAAAATGCACAAGTTGGCAGATCAGATTGAACAACTTGCATACGATTGGGCACACACAGATGTGTGTGAATATTTCGGTGTGGAAGAGGTAGGTGAACTGACTGAAGAACAGGCAGTAGAAATGTACAACTATGCTGAGAGTGAAGATTGTTACGAAGGATATGTCGGCACTGTATTGCGAACCATGTATGAACAGTGGGCAGAGGAGAATCCAGAAGATGGCTAATCATGTACACTTTTATGTGCAATTTCATCAAATCAATGATGAGGCACGAACAAAATTGAAAGAGATGTTTGGACGTATTCGTGAGGATGCACCACACAAATGGTTTTCTGATATCTTTGTTGAGGGCGACTTGACATATGAAGAGACAGAAAAGTACGAGTGGACTACTGCAAACATCGGCCCCAAGTGGAGTTATTTTGAAGATTACTCTGCCGAAGAGGGTGATGTGTACTTCAATGGAGAATCTGCATGGTCATCACCACAACAAGGGTTGGAGATGCTACTAGGTATTCTAGTAGAGTATGACCCTAAAATCATTACATCCATTTCATATGAGGATGAAGGGCCGAACTTCTTTGGTGCAGATATATATGAAGGCGAAGAGATGTTTGACGGTGTTGAATATGACTATGAGGAAACTGTTGAACTTGTCATCAATGACTCAGAACAATTGACTGAAGAGTCTTATGTTGATGAGGAATGGGTTGACCAAGAGGCAGAAGATACTTTCTATGAAGAGATGTGGGAAGTCATTAGTAACACTCAAGCTAGTCTAATTGGTGAATGTGAGGAAGTAATTCGGGAGAATCAAAGTGAGTGATTTTAAACGCCGTATTATCAAGGCAGAAAAAACGACATATTATGAAGAGATTATAGATGGGGAAAGACGTATTCGTAAGGAAACGGAGACATTGACGTATTTCCCAGATGGGACAACCCATCATAATCCAACCACTTGTACGACAGTCGAATACCTATGATTGTAATGAAACCTGTCGATCATAGGGTTGCTACTCTATTCGTACAGGAACGTCACTATAGTCAGGTGATGCCAAAACTAACCAAGCATTATTTGGGTGCTTACCAAGACGATGAATTGGTGGGTGTCCTAACGCTTGGTTGGGGTACAAATCCTATGGGTACAATCAAGAAGATGTTCCCAGAACTTTCTACATGTGATTACTTTGAGATAGGTAAGATGTGTATGGATGATTCTATGCCACGCAACTCTGAGTCACAGATGCAGAGTGCTACAATTGCATGGATGAAGAAGAACACACCAGACGTTAAGTTTCTATACACATGGGCAGATGGTATTGTGGGCAAACCTGGCTACGTTTATCAGGCAGCGAACTTTTTATATGGTGGGTTCATCTGGAGTGACGTATATGTCACAGACAGTGGAGAGAAGGTACATTTTCGCACTATACAACGCAAGATGAAGAAAGTGATGAACCGTATGGATACCAAGTATGGGCCACGCCCATCTGATGCACATATGGGTGAACTAGGGTTCTCTCGTGTATTCGGTAAACAGTTTCGATACATATACCCTCTTAACAAGAAATCTAGAAAGTTGTTAAAACAATCTACAATGAAATGGACACTGGATTATCCAAAGGGTAAAGACTTACAATGGAAGATTAAACGTCCAGGCGAGCTCGCCTACACGCTCACAGACACCATTCCATACGAACATCGTGGCGACAGTGTAGACCATAATAAGAGTAACGTAAACAGGGTTGCAGACAAATATGGAGTAGCAACGCTTGACACGTTCTTTACATGATGTTATAGTAACATGTATAAATACTTCTAAGGAGATTATACATGGCATTCAATTTTCGTCCAAAAAATACAAATGAGATTCTAAAGAAGAAAAAGAAGTCTTCTGAGTCTGCTGCATTAGTGTATGAATTTGTAAATAAAAACTATGGAGAGACTATAGTTCTTGACCCCACAAAAGATTTTAATGTTATTAAGATTCCAAGGACAGTAGAGAAGAAAGATAATATTGCTACCATTAAAAGAAAAATGGCAGCTCAATTCCCCATAAAGGATTTGAACATAGCTTTTGGTAATGGTTCTGGTGCTGGTGGTTCCAACATGAATGCTGCTGATACTGCAATGCAAGAGAACGCAACACGCTTTGTTTGTGAACAGTTCATTGATGGTAGAGGAATGCCAACTGGAGACTTGATTGCAAAGATATATCCAAAATATGACGATGCATGGCATGCCACTTTTGAAATGCAAGCATCATCACTAAAAAAATGGTTGGGTTCGAATAGAGGATATGAATACTCTAGAGATAAAGGTATCATGCCATATCTGGAAGGTATTGCAATTAACAAGTGTGGAGTAAGTACAAAAGACTCTTGGAACCCTGCTGACATATATCTTGTGAAGGTGCAACAAAAACCAAGAATAATGACTGAGATGAAGACAATCGGTGATTTAAAACTTGACACGAAACAGAAACTTGACATGCTCAACAACTACATGCGAAGACTCTTTATCAAGAGAGAGTTGATTGGCATTTCACTAAAGAAACTAGGTAAGTCTGCATCATTAGAAGAAACCAATGTAACAACACTAAACACCATTAGTGATATATCAATAATGAGAGGCAGTATCAAACTAAACCTCGACCTTGCAAAGAATGATGAGTTCAATACAGGAGAACTTGCATTTAAAATTAATGTTGGAGGTAAAGAGGTGAACGTACAGGTTCGTGCATTCTCTGGCGGTGTTCGTGAGTCTACACAAATGGATATGACAGGACAGGGAGCTGCAGCGAAATTAGGTAAAGTATCGTCTAAAGAAGCAATTGACCCATTCCTTTCTAAAGTTGGTTTAAAGAGAAGAATGGGTTCACAAATACCAGCAGTAGGAAGGTTCTCTGAGAGTGATATTAAATCGTATATCCTAGAACAAAAGAAACTGTCTAGTTTGACTATAGGTGGGAGTACCATAGATTTTGGTTCTGATGATTGGGGAGAAACACTGCGAAGAGTTGTTGAACTAGAAAAAGAGAACAATCGTGTTGCATCACAACTATCTGCTAAACTTCAATGTTTTCAGTGGTTGACTATACTGAAAACCATAGAACAAAGAGGTAAACTTGAAGATTTTCTATCAATACTCTATTATGGTGCAAAAAAGCAATACGAAACAGCAGGGCCATTTCTAAAAATATCTTGACAATACCCCAGTAATGCACTATAATAGTATTATAATTAATTGGAGTACTTATGACCGCACTATTCAAACCAGACAGGTTCGATGTTGAGCAAGAAATCAATGAAATCGGAAACTTTGCCGATATAATCAAAAATTACGCCGACACCTTGTATGACGGACGGCGCAAACAGTCAATGGACGATATTCACACAACTTTGCATGGGTTTGCTAATCTATTAGAAGCACACTCAGAGAGGATGTATGAAACTCATTGTAAACATTACGACTTAAACGAATATGCTAGAAAGGACTAACATGGATTATGCCAAGAAACTCTCACATCTAGAGGGCAAGCACAAACGACAACATGAGGTTGTGGAAGTACTGATTGCAGAGAAAGCACCAGAGATGGCAATTTTGTCTGCAAAGCAAGAAAAACTAAGGATTAAGGATCAGATACATCATCTATATGCATTGTATGAGTCTGATAGTGGGTTAGAGAATTTTGGCTAAACAACCAGACTTTGGTGATTGGATAGAACATACATGTGCTCTTAATGGTAGATTTGAGGGTAGGGTTATAGAAAAGTTGTCTATGCAGTTCATATACAAGACTGACAATGGATATGAAAGGTTCTGTCTCTACACAGAGGCGTGGAGAAAGATTCCGAAACTGGAGAAAGCAGATGAAGACAAAGATACACATAAACCAGCACGTAATACGAAGCAACGCAAAAAGCGGAAAGCGTGAACCTGTAATCACAGCGAAGACTTACAAAGAGAACCGATATGGACATGAGGTGCATATCAAGGGCGATTGTAAGGTTGTGTATAGTCCAGACAAGCCACTATCATGTGGTGCAAAGGTGTGGATTGAGACAGAGGGTGAGGTTATAGTAGTATGAGCAACATTGGTATAAAGGTTGTTGTGACATTAGACAAGTTTGCTACATGCGACTTGCTAAAGGAACTGTATAACCGTATCGGTGACAGACTGGGCGACCCAGAACCACAACACGACCCTTGTATCGACAGATTGACTGATAAAGAGATTAATGACTTACATGTCACACTCTTTCAGATAGACAGACGCTGGTACGAGGTAGAACGTGCAGAGATGATTGAGAACAGAAAGTAGTATGAGATGGGTATCGTTGGTTTCTCAAATATTGGTGGTTCATTCATATGGCACATCGCTGTCGTAAGAGGACGCCGCTGTTATAGTATCCCTGTACCTTATCCAGTGTACCTTGTCATACACACCGTCTGGAAACACCATACAGCGAGGGCGGTAAAAAGATTACGCAATAAATACAAAAGGACTTGACAAGTCGGGTATTTTGGTGTTATAATAGTATGGTAAATGAGGCAATAGTATTTAAAGATGGCGAGAGGTATATCGTGTATCACAGGGGAAACCTTGTTCTACAAACATCTTATAAGAAGATTGCCACAGCAAGTGCTAAAGCGATTAATAATGGAGAAACCTATGTCATTCCCACCGGCTACCAAAACTACTGATTGGACAGGATACTACGCTGTACGAGTACAGATAGACGTTGATGAGTATGCCCTTGATGGACAAATCACTCAAGGCTCTAAAGGTAAACCTAGACTCTTTGCGAGTAAAGCAGAGGCAGAGGAACAGGCGAAGAAATGGAACACAGGGCAAGTGATACAATACAATGGAGTTGTGTAGACGACCCTTGTGATGATGTGACCCATTGGTTAGCGAGTGATATATGGATAGAAAATCAGAAGAAATTAAAAGAAGAATCAAACTCTGTGTCGCCGCATACGCATACGAAGTAAAGAACGACTCCATCATGCCAGACGCCACCTTTGACGAGGAGTGTAAGAAGGTAGATGTTACCATAACAACAGGTAACGAGAAGATGGACAAGTGGTTCAAGGATGAATTCGATCCATGCACAGGGCAATGGATACATAACCACCCAGAGAAGGGTAAACTAGAAGAACTGTACCAAAAGTACTATAGATAAGAAAGAAGAAAAGATGACAAGTTTTATAATGGATTGGTGGAACGTGATAATGGATCACGAGAAGAACCCATTAGGTAATATCAAAGATTTAAGGGTACGCCATATGGTGATGCAGATACTTGCATGGATGTGGTGTATAGTGTTTACAGCAATGACAGGTACTTGGATGTATCTAGGTGCTAACATATTGATACACACATTGCTA